GACGGGCATCTGACGTGGCCACAGGCGCAGCAGGATCGCGATCCGGCGGGCGCGCTGCGTGGGCGTCATGCGCTCGTCTTTCGGGCGCGGGCCGGGGCGTTTGGGGGGGGGCAGGTCGGTCATGCCCAGACCTCCGCCGCCCAATGGCAGCAGGTGCCGCAGCGTCGCTCAGGCGGGGCGGCGGCAAGTGTGGTCAGGATGGGAGTAATCATTCCGCACCCCCGCGCACGTTCGCAGCGTATCGCCGCAGCCACGCCTCGTATGCGATCAAAATCGCCGATTCAGCCTGATCTTTAGTGACAAACTCCGTTTCAAATCTGCCGATATCGCGCAGTGTCACGACGCAAATGCACCGACCGGACGAGTGCCAGTCGCAGAATGCGACGCTATCCCCGGTGTGCGGCGCGTGCGTGCCGATCATGCCGATCGGGGGCCATGCCTTCATGGCGTCGACCATCACGGCCTCAAACCGCTCTGGTATGGTTTGCATCAATGCAGTCCGGCGGCCAGCCTCTATCTTGTCGAGGACTTCCCCGATGTATCGGTTGGAATCTGCATCCGTCCAGGGGACGACGGTTTTGTCCTTGAGGACCCGCGTCAGGAATCCAGTTACTTGGTAATTCCCTTCAATCCAATAGGCTCTCGACTGCCCACGCCGGGAACCGGAGCTTAGTCGCACAGACACTCCCATATCTTCCGCTCGTTTGGCGTGGTCCGGAAAGTCCTTCTTGAACGCTGGTGAGATGTTCTGTTTCTGCTGTCCTGTCTTCTTTGTCACGGCTCCATCTCCCTCGAATCCACGGCCATCGCCCGAAGCGCCGCCGCCGTCCTGGCGCGGGCTTCGGTGGGGGCGTAGCCGCGCGCGTAGGCGCGCACAATGCCGGTTATTGGGACGCTAGGCGTTGCCTCCGGTCGAGCCAGAATGACAGCACAAGCTGCTTCCGACACCAGCCGGATCAACGAATGCAGTTGCCAACGATATGGCCGCATCCGATTCGCATCATCCAAAGACCACAGCGGGTCCGGCGCGTTGGCCGGCTCCGCTTCCGATCCGATCGCGGCCAGCACGGCGGCGCGCAGTTCCTCCCTGGGCTCCTCCGTCTCGACGCGGCGGGCGAGGGCTTCGTATTCGTCGGGGGTCATGACCCACCTTCCGAACGATATAGTTCAGAGGCGCCCATGATTGGCTGCGGCGGGAGGCCATCGGTGAATTGATAGCCGATGATGCGGGATAGTGTAGCCGACGCAACGATCCATTTGCCTCGCCGCTTTTCCCACACTGTCGTCATCCACCCAGCTTGGATGCTGTGCTGTGGCGAGAATGGCCCAGAACAGCCATGCCAATAACTGATGGTTTTGGTTTGGCTCATCCCACCTCTCCCGGCCCCACGATCGGGCGCCAGTGGGTGGCGCGGGTGGCGCGATCTGACGTGTCATCAGGGTATAGAGTGCCGTCTAATCTCCGGATACCGGTTACAGTCCGACCGCAATCGTCTTGCCACGCGCGACCGTAACATGGGCGAGCGTTTGGTATTCGGTGCGCGTGGGCGCCGGCATAAATCGGGGAATCTCCTGGCGCCGATCGAGACGGCGGGATAATCCAGATATCAATCTCCGTCCCGTCTTTCGGCGCAGTCTCGATCGGCTGCCATTCGAGCAACGCCCGCAGTCGGCGAACCTCGGCCACAAGGACTTCATCCGCCCACGGCTCGCTGCCATCGTATCGCGTGCGGCCGGCGGCTTTGCTGGCGACGATGGCCAGCGCTTCGTCAATGGTCATGGCGCGTCCCTCTCAACAACCTTGAAATACTGGCCGTCCACACCCTGCCGCATGATGGCGAAATGCATGATCGCCTCTGCATCGGCGAATGATTTGTCTTCCGCGATGATCTCGGGTTCGGGGTCGTTGATCCGAATGCGGACCACGTCGTAGCGGTTGCTCATGGCTTCAGCGCATCCCATAGAAGGTTGATCTGATCTCTAATTCCCTCGCCGTGAGGAACACCATCCACGGGCAGACGAGAGCAAATGCCAATGCCCACCCGCCCCCGCCCGCCACGAATAACACCGCTTGCGGGATCGTCATGACGGCCCAGCAGCCGATGACAAACGAGCCTAAGGCGCGATCCCATGACCGACCGATGCGCGCCTGTTTTCGGACGCACGCCATCTTAGTCTCCCCGCGCGTGCTGCGGCCGCCCGGGAAGCCCAGCAAACGCCACGCTTGCATCTCGCACCTGGTCCTCCCAGTCCCCGGCCACAGCCGGCCCGCGTCGTGGCGCGTTCTTGGACAGGCCCAACCGGGCCGCCAGCCGATAGATTGCGTCATCCGTGATGGCGATCCCGGCGTCTGCCAGGATGGCGCGGAAATCTTCCGGCCTGCTGCTGGCGTAGTGGCGGATGAACAGTTGTTCGGTCCCCGCAGGATGGCGTTTCATGCCGGCGCCCCCACCTTCGGGCCGGGCCGGCCGTCGTCGTCATCGGCCCGCGCGGCGTCAGTCGTGACCGGCGCGGTGCGGTCCAGCGCGGCGGTGACGTTCGCGTTCATGGCAAGCCTATCATCCGGCGAAAGGGACGCCAGCCCCTTCCCCACGCGGTCCATGGTGATGATGGCATCGACCGCTGCACGGTCTGGGGCATCGCGCAGGGCGGTTGTCAGCGCCTCGATGAACTGCCCCTTGGTCTTCGCCGTTTCGAGCGTGGGGGGCTGTTCGGCCGGCTTGCTCGGCTCGGGTGCGGGCTTCGTCACCTTCAACGGCTGGACCTGATAAATGACCCGCTTGGTCTTCGTCTCGGCCAGGGCAAGCGCCATTGGGTTAGAAAGTCCGGTCATGTGCGAAATGCGAATGCCCCCGACCTCCATGCCGCCCCATTTCACCTTGGGGTCGCCGTAGAGTGTCATGGAATGCCCGACGAATGCCTTGCTGTCGGCGCCCCATACCTTGACCATGACCTTCGACATGGACTTGCACGGGCGGTAGACCTTGCTGCTACCCTCAAACGAAACCGACACCGGTTGTTCCGCGCCGTGCTTCACGGCCACACCGGTAATCGTGATGGTGATCGGGCCGGTGATCAAATCCTCATAGTTGATCTGATCGCTTTTCGGCACGATCACGGCGGTCATGTCACCCATCAGAAAATCTCCTGTCGTTCTGCGCGCTCGGTCGGGATCAGCCGAATACCGGACGCCATGGTTGCGTTGTATTGCTCGATCCGCTCGCAAATCTGCCGCTCGAATGCGGCGGCGGCATCAACGATCGCCGCCTGTATTCTCGGGTCGGGATAGACGCGGATCGTGATCATGGGCTGACCACCGGAATAGCTGATGAAGTCGCACCACGCGCGTTCCGTCACCAGCAGCGCGGTTTGGACCTGCAACAGGTAGTCATCCGGCATGGCGCGGGTGGCGATCGTCTCGAATTGGTATTTCTGCCGGCGGCTCTTGCATTCGAGGATGCCATCGGCCCCGACCAGACCATCCGGGGAACACCCGATCGTGAACCCCCACCGATCGTTGGTGACAAAGCCCATGGTCGTGACCGGCGCATAGGCTTCCTCATAGAGCGCGCGGGCCGCGATCTCGTCATCCATCCCGCGAAGCATGTCGTCTCCGATGTAGGTCGGCTCGACGTATTTCGTGATCCGTTGCGCGGCCAGCTCCCACACATGGGACCTGCAAGCGTCGGTATCAGCCGGCACGATCTCCCGCTGCTTGTAGGGCGTGCCGTCCTTCTTGATGCGCGTTTCGGGCTTGGGGATCGTGACCGCGAGGCGCATTTCGCTGGCCGTCAGCAACCCACACCGAACGGCAAGCCATTCATCGGAGCCTTGGATCAGGTTGGGGTGGTATTTGATCATCGTCCGTCATCCATGCTCAGTGCCGTCGCGGCGTCGCATCAGGATCGTCGGGCGGGAAGGACAGGGCGGCGGTCACGTCGGTCATCCCCGCGCCTCCCGCTCCATCCGGTTCAGCACCCCGAGAAACCACGGCAGCGCAGCGACGGGGATGGACACGCAATCCAGGCGCTTGTAATCCATGCGCTCGCCCCAGATCAGGATTTCACCCGCATCCGGGTCTCGGTCGACGGAGACGACGTAATCGTCCCCATCGGTCCAGGCGGGGAGGGTGCCGGACATCATTCCGCCTCCATCGCGTGTTCGACCAGCCGCTTCTCAAACGCGACCAGATCAACGCCGGCCAACTGCGCTACCATGTCACGGATGTCATCCGTCACCCCATAGCCCACGACCGGCTCAATGGGCGTTTCGCCGCTGTCGATCAGGTCCAGCAGCGATTGCGCGCCGGCCTTGAGCTTGGCGACATGCGCGACATACAGCGCCGCCCACGCCTCGCACGCGGCCAGAGCGCGGTCACTGGCTTCCGTGCCGTGGCGGGCGTCGAAGGCGGCGGCGTTGAAGTTGTCGGGGTATGGCATCGGGGTCCTCCTGTGCGGCTTGATAGCGGCACTGTAGGCGCCCCCTACGAACCACGCAAGCGGAAAGGTAGGCGCGCCCTACAAAATACCGCTTGCCCTGCCGCGTAGCGTGTGCCTACCATGGGGCATGGACAAGGATTACGATGCACTGCGCCGCGCCATTCGTGGCGCTGGGTCACTCACCAAACTGGCGAAGGGGCTGGGCATTCGGACCCAGTCCATTTCCGGATGGCGGCGTGTTCCGGCTGCCCGGGTGCTGGACGTTGAGCGGATTTCCGGCGTTCCGCGCCATGAGTTGCGGGAGGACCTGTACCCCCGGGAGACAGGCCCTCGCACGGACGCCGCCGCATGACCGAACAACCCCGGCAGCGCTGCCCGGTCGTGTCCATCCTGGCCATTCTGTCGATGTGCGCGGTGGGCTTCCTCGCGATCGTCACGCTGGGCTTCGTCCTGATCGGAGCGCAGTGACATGAAACCGACCGACCAACAGTTTGCCGAAATCGCACGCCTTGCCCGCGCCGGGATGCCGCCGAAGGAAATCGCGGCGCGGGTCCAATGCGATCGCCGGGTTGCGGTCGATACGGTCGCGAAGTTGCGGAAATCCGATCCCCGCATTCCGTGGCACAAGCGCGGGCCTCAGAGCCGGGTCACGGACGAGGAACGCGCCACGATCAAGCGCATGCAGAAGCGGGGCGTGAAATATCGCGACATCGCGGCGGCTGTCGGCATGCCGTTGACGAATGTCGCCGGGATCATTCGCGCTTTCCAGGACGCCGGGGAGCTTGAGAAGCCCGGCCGGTGGGGAGGCCGATATGCTCGCACGAAATAGACACCTGTGGCCAGCGAACGGGAATCGAGCGCAGGTGTCTACCTCCGGGCGCCGGCAGGCGGGGGCATCGTGCCGCTCGTCGGGCGCCCGGGGGGCTATTCTGAGCGGGCAGGGGTGCATGGCCCTGTTCCTGCCGCAACCCGGGGGCGGTCCCGCTTGGACCCCGGGACCAATTCCGAGCGGCGGGCCGCTGGGACCCCGGCTTTTGGATGCCGCCCGGGGGAGCGGTGCCGCTCGGAATCCCCCACCCGCGCATAGATAAGGAAACGCCATGCCCAAGGTCCAACGCGAACACATCATCCAAGGGCAGGCGGTCAAGTTCGTGGCCGCCGCCGTCATCCCCGAGCATGAGATGTTCGCGTTCGACCGATCTGCCGGCGGCGTGAAGCAACGCGCGGCGGAGAAGCGGCAGGGCATTCGGAACGGCACCCCTGACACCTTGGTGCGCGTTGTGGAGTTCGCGCCGATCTGGTGCGAGTTCAAGCAAGGCCGGGAAGCGCCGAATGACGGCCAAAAACGCATGGGCGCGCGGTTGAAAGCGCTTGGCGATCACTGGTTCTGGGCTGCCACCGTGGTCGCTTATGCCGAAGGGCTGGACGCTATCGGCGTGCCCATGCGCCCCGGCTGGCGCGTCATGGCGCAGCAGTATCAGGCGCGCGCCGAAAGCCTCATCGCCAAGCGGGAAGTCGCGGTCAGGAAAGCCCCCAAGCGTGAGAAGCCCACGCCTCGGTTTCAGTTCGGCAAGCGCGCGTTGGCGCGGGCTGGGAAGGCGGGGGTGCGGGTATGACCCGCGTCGAGCACATCGGCACCGCCACGCTGTATCTTGGCGACTGCCGGGAGATACTCGCTGGGATTGGGACGGTGGATTGTGTGGTGACGGACCCGCCTTATGCCGTTTCAGTCGCTGGGGCGAAGAACGCTGGCCCGAGGGGCACAAGGCGGCTCGACTTCTTTGCGGGCGACACCGACTGGCCCGCAATGAACATCATGGTGGGTGAAGCCTGGGCTCTGGCTATTGGCTGCGCGCCAGCGGTCGCAATGGCCTGGTGCAGTCATCGGCAAGTCGGGTTCATCAACGACACATTAGAGGCGGCGGGATACGCAACCAAGGCTATGTTTTGGCAAAAGAAATGCCCCGCGCCTGCCGCGCCCGGTGCCGGTTTTTGCAGCGCCGTCGAAATTTGCGTTTACGGCTACAAGCCAGGGCGGCCGTGGAACGGCGGCCAATACGATTGGAACATCTACACGGCCGATAGTTACCGGCAAGGCCAGCCCGGGAAGGTAGATCACCCAACACAGAAGCCGGAAAATCTAATTGTGTGGCAGATTCAACGCCTGACCAATTATGCCGATATTGTCCTAGACCCGTTCATGGGCAGCGGCACCACCGGAGTAGCCTGCGCGCGCCTCGGTCGGCGCTTCATCGGCATCGAGATTGAACCGCGTTACTTCGACATCGCATGCCGGCGCATTGAACAGGCGCAGCAACAGCAGGATTTGTTCGTTCAGGAATTGCCGCCAGCCGAGGACCCAGCAGACGCGCGGATTGTGGATATGTTCGCGGAGCCGGAAGCGTGATGGCTATGATCCTCGGCACCACCAAACTGACCCGAGACCAGCCCGGCGTGATGCGGGGCGTCCTGCAACGCGAAGTCGGGCCGCAACTGGCGGTGACGCTGGATCAACTCTCCAAGGTCGACGACCAATGGTCCGCGCGGCTCACGATCGGCCGCGACCACTGCCAGGTGATGCTGTTCCCGCCGCAAATCGCCGGCATGTTCGACGCAACCGAGGACCGGCCGAAAGAGTGGTACGGGGTCATCACCATCGAGGGCTACCAGTGGCAGGCCACGATTGAGCATGCGACGGGCGTGCTTGAGTTGCGCGACTGGGACAAGGTTCGCGAGGCGGCGCGGGAACGGCGAATTGCGGCGCGGGCGGTGGAAAAGGCCGAGGATAAGGCGCGGCGGGAGAAGGTCGCTTGACCCTGCAAGCCCCCTTCCCCTGGTTCGGCGGGAAGTCCCGCATCGCCGCGCAGATATGGGAGCGCCTCGGCAATCCCGTGAACTACGTCGAACCGTTTTTCGGTTCCGGCGCGGTCCTGCTGTCCCGCCCGGGAGGCCCCGGCCACATCGAGACGGTGAACGACAAGGATCGGTTTGTTGCCAACTTCTGGCGCGCGGCTGCCCGTGATCCCGAAGCGCTGGTCCACTGGATGGACTGGCCGGTCAATGAAGTTGACTTGACCGCCCGGCATCTGTGGCTGCTGAACGAAGGCGCGGCGCGGATCGCGCGCTGCGATGGCGACCCGGACTATTTCGACGCACAGGTCGCCGGGTGGTGGTGTTGGGGCGCTTGCTCTTGGATCGCCGGCGGCTGGTGTTCCGGGAGTGGCCCGTGGACTTGGAATGGCGATGTTCACGAATGGGCCGAGGGCAACGCAGGGCAAGGCATCAACCGGAAACGGCCGCACTTGGGGGGGAGCGCCGGGGCCAATGGTATTGGCGTTCACAAACAGGGCATCGACATCGCAGCATGGGTGCAAGCACTAGCCGCGCGCCTGCGCCGTGTGCGCGTCTGTGCGGGCGACTGGTCCCGCGTGTGCGGCGATACGGTCACTTGGCGCCACGGCACGACCGGCATCTTCCTGGACCCGCCCTATGCCGACACGGCGGGCCGGACCGCCGATCTCTACGCGCAGGACTCTCTGACCGTCGCGCACGATGCGCGGGAATGGGCCATCGAAGCCGGTCGCAACCCGCTGATGCGCATCGCATTCGCCGGATACGATGGCGAACACAAATTCCCCGCTGATTGGTCGAAACTGCGATGGAAGGCGAACGGCGGCTTTGGGTTACAAGGCAACGCCGCCGGTCGGGAAAACGCAGCCCGCGAGACCATCTGGTTTTCCCCCGCGTGCATCCCGCCCGAACAGCGCGGGTTGTTTGATGTGATCGAGCCCGAAGACGCGCGGATGGAGGATGCCAGCCGGGAGGGCGGCAAATGACCGACCGCCCGCAACAACGAACGGAAGGCACCGATGCCAGAACCCAAACCAATGCCGGTCACGCTGCTGACCTGGAAGCCACTCAATAAAGGCAGCCTGTGGGGCTTCGCGGATGTCCAGCTTGGCGCCATGAAGATCAACGGCGTGATGGTGTTTCACAAGGATGACGGCCAGTCGTGGGCCATGTTGCCATCGAAGCCGTCCATTAAGGCCGATGGCACCGTCTACACCGGCAGTGACGGCAAACCGAAATACACGCCCGTGGTCGAGTGGGCCAACCGAGAGACGAGCGAACGATTCAGCGCCGCCGTGATCGCCGCGATCCGGGGGCGCGAGGAAGAATGAGGCCGGTCGACCGCATCAACGCGATGGCCGAGGAGATGGGCAAGCCATGTGCGCGGGGCATGATCCACCCATCCCACGCACTCGCGGCCATCACGCGATCGGTCGTCAGGATCGACACGGAACGCCCGCCCGATCTGCCCATCCATTTCACCGTGGCCGGCACCATCCACACCGCCCATGGCATCCTCAAGCGAGCGGCCAAGGCCCACGTCGACCGCATGAACGCGACCCGCCGTGCCATCCAAAAGGACGCCATGGCACGCCTGGAACAGCGCCAGCCGGCAAACGCGATCCGAGCCGAAGCCCACAACATCAACGGCGAAGCCGGGTTCCCGCTCATGGAGCATCAGGTGGAAGAACAGGTACGCGCAGCCGCAGAAATCATTATGAAGCGCCGCGCCGAGGCGCCCCATGCCCAATGACCCAGTGGCCGACATCCTCGCCCTACCCGTCCCACGGCGGCCCGTCATGGTCGACACCGCACAGCCCAAGGCCCTCTGGCGGCACAAGGGCGGATGGAGCGAAGCGGACATCCCACCGCGCCGATGGATCGTCCCGCGCTACCTCATGCGCGGCTCGGTCTCCCTGATCGCTGGCCCCGGTTCCGCCGGGAAATCATCGCTGATCAAAGCCTGGATGGTGGCGCTGGCGTTCGGCCAGCCGTTTAGCCGGTTCCAGGTCACTACGCCGATGAAGGTCCTGTCCTACAACGTCGAGGACAACCTCCAGGAGGAGCAGCGCCGGACAAGTTCGACCCTCCGCCAGTTTCACCGCACGTCGGAAGAAATCCCCGACACGCTCCAATTCATTGGGCCCACCCATATAGGCGTGCTGGTACAGCGAGACGCGGTCACCGGCTTCGTGGTCAATCAGCCGGCCATGGACGAGCTTATCGCCATCCTCGATGAGTTCCGCCCGGACGTGCTGATCCTGGACCCGCTGGTCGAACTGCACACCGCCGATGAGAATGACAACACCGGCATTCGCGCCGTCATCGCGACGTTCCGCGCCTTGGCCGTCCAATACGACTGCGCCATCCTAATCGCGCACCACGTCCGCAAAGGCACGCTCTCCCCAGGCGAGCCCGATGGCATCCGAGGCGGCGGGTCCATCGTCGGTGCCGTCCGATCAGCCTTTACACTGTTGCCCATGACGGAGGAAGAAGCCGGGCGCCTGAACGTCGATCCAAAGCGCCGCCGCTGGTATTTCCGCCTCGATGACGCCAAGCAGAACTATGCGCCCATCGAGGACGCCGAATGGTTCCAACGCCAGGTCTACACGCTGGGCAATGACGAGGAAGTCGTCGCAGCCGAGCCCTGGCAACCCCCTTCGCCGTGGGACGGCCTCACGTGGCCCATGATCGACGCCATCCTGGACCGCATCAACGCTGGCCTCACGGACGGTCGACACTACGTCCTAAGCCGTCAGGCCAAGGATCGCTGGGTCGGAGCGGTGGTCATGGACGTGGCCGGAAAGTCCGATGGCCAGGCCGCTACCATCGTCAGGAAGTGGCACGAGGAAGGCGTCCTATACACTAACACGGCGCGCAACCCCGTTATCAGGAAAGACGAGGTTGTCGTCCTGGCGGACACCGCGAAGATGGCTACCATGCGGGCCGGGGGGGATGCGTGACGGTATCAGGACACCGCCAGAAGTACGCGGAGAACCTCGCAGAACCTCGCGCGTACTTCTCAAACGCCCTAGTAGAACCACGCAACCTCGCACTCGCGAGGAAGTGCGCAAGAAGCACGCACTTCCTCGCATGCGCGAGTCTGCTGTTGCGTGGTCCCCAGGCTAGGGCGTTGCCCGAACCTTGCGGCGATCCTCGCGGATGGATGCTTGGGGAATGTTAGTTGGAAGCCGCATCGCAATCACAACGGAGGCACGGAAATGACGGACGAGGAACTGATGGGCTGGATGATCGAAGGCGGGTGGATTGATTCCAGGAAGTGTCCTCCGGGACCAAATGCCGTGGTGGAGTGGTCCAGGTTGGGAGGTGTCGGGCCGATTAAAGTCACGGATATGCCGTCTCGGGTAGATAGCCTAGACTACGTGTACTGGCGCCACCCCAGGCCGGTTGATGAGCCAAAGCCCCCCCGTGATCCGCTGGCAGGCTGGCGGGCATGGCTGGCACGGATTGAGGCCGCCGAGGGCGTTACTGAGGCGGATGTAACCGGCGGCGCACCGGTTTCGCGCCCGAAGCCAAATTACGCGCGGATCATCCACGCATGGCACGTGCCGTCCGGCCCGCTCTATGTTCTGGACGAAAGGGGGCGTGTGTGGGCTCTGGTTGGGGGCGGATGGATGGAAATTGCATCCTACCCGCCTGGGTGTGATCCTCGGGGGTGATTGGGGTAACCGGTAATCAGGAAGTTACCGGTTACCCCGCGCGCGCGGTGGTCTACCTGCTCGATCCACCTGCTGGACTCAAATTGGATCGAGCAGGTAAATCGAGCACCCCACACCATCCCCAAAATTGCACATTTCCCCTTGACGCCCGTGCACGAGCGTTGCACAGTGCGTGCATCGGGACGGGATGGCCGGACCGGGAGAGGGAGTGGGGATGATGGATATTAATGCAATCGCAACGGCCCACGGCATCCAAGCCCAGATGGTGGTCAATGCTCTAGCTGAGGCTGGATGGGATTTCAGTCAACTCGACCGGGCCGACCCGACGCATGTTGACTTTGCTACCCGCGTCGTCACTGACGTTGCGCAGCGCGTCGCGGCCGCAATCTCTAAGCGGGCAGAGCGCGACGCCAAGATCATTGCTGCCCGCGAATCTGGCATGACGCATGCCGCGAAGCTGAACCCAGCGGCATCCTGCACTCGTTGCGACGGCAAGGGCCGCATTCGGGGATTTAGCCATGTCGAGGGCGGTAGGTGCTTTGCTTGCGGAGGCGCTGGGGTTCGCCGGATTCGAGCGGCCTAACCCAGGGTTTCGGCCCGCGCGCGCGGTGATGGCGCCAACCCACCGCCCCCACCCCAAAATTGCACATTTCCTCTTGACGCCCGCGCACTCATGTTGCACAGTGTGTGCATCGGGACGGGATGGCCGGACCGGAGGGGGAGGACGAACATGGCAAATTTTAGGTTTTTTGCTGATAGGGCAGACGGATCAACAGTCATGTCCAGGCGCGCCGACTACGACATTGGATCCAACAAGATGCCTCGTATCTGGGACGAGGAAGCCCGCACATGGACCCGCGCCACTCGGATCGTCATCCGCAAGAATATGCCCAGCATGCACGAGTGCGACGCCAGATGCATGAACGCTACCGGCCGCACTATGCAGTGCGAGTGCTCCTGCATGGGCAAAAACCACGGCAAGGGAACGGCGCTGGTATGCTTGGAATCCTGATCCCCGTGTCCCCCGATTGATCCCTGAACCCAGAAGGAACGGCCATGAAACCCACCCAATACGTTACCTGGTGGCGCCAGGTTGACGCCATCCTGGCGCACCGCCAGCACGACCCATCAACCTCTGGCGAGGCGTGGGACCTGTTCCGTCAGGGCTGCACGCCAAGCGAGGCGGCAACTTCGATCTTGGTGCGGAGGATTGTCGGAAATGACATCTGAGGAGCTGCGTTCTGCTCTCGCCAGCCTCGAATGGTCCGTGACCGACGCGGCGTGGTATCTTGGCGTGTCGCGGCGGTCGCTAAACTATTGGTTGTCGGGGTATAGTTTCGTTCCTCTGGCGGTGACACTGCTGATTGATCTGGCGGTGACGGTGCCGGATGCGAAGAAAAGGTTGATGGGGAGGTTGGTATGATGGAGTTGCGGCCGCCGGTTGAGGACCGGGATGGATGGTGGTGGTTATTCAGCCCCGTGCATGGGCGCTTCGTCGCGCGTTGGGATAGCGATAGAAAGCCAGGCTGGCGCATGCCTTGGGGGTTCGATTGTTCGCCGCGCAACGCCGCAAATTCTTACACTCTCGCCAGCCGCCGCGAGGTAGTGTTCACGCCGGATGAAGAGGAGACGCCTTCCGTGGCAGATCGCGCGCGATGGACCGAAGACGCGGTCAATGTGATCTTGGCACAGTTGCGAGATCGGCTGAAACAGTGCTGCGCGTCATGTGATCGCTATCGAAGTCATGGCGTCCCCGGCGTCCAGCCGCATTACCGCTGCACATGGACGTCATCCGACGCGCCGTGGTGGGTGACGTTCGGGAAGGATGTGCTGGCGGGGGACGGGGAGGACTGCAAGGCGTGGATAGCGCGGGAGTGATGGAGATGCAATGCCCAAGCTGCGGCTCGCCGACTTATTATTTTGGGTTGCCGTTGGCCGGCCAGGCCATACCGCCAAGCGGTATGTATGATCCGAACTTGATCCGAACCAACATCAAATGCACACTATGCGGATGGAGTTCGCCGACGACGGGGTCGCCCCGTTATGGCGGGAAGCCAAAGAAGGAACCGCAATCATGAGCGCATCAGAGACCAACGATCACGATCAGCATCAATGGCCGATTGTGGCATCTGCCCCTATTATGGTTCGCGAGGCGACTGCGGCCGATCGAGATTATTGGGTGGCGCTATTCCGTGAACAATCTGAGCGTGTCGACGCGAGCAACGCTAGGCGCCTGTTTTCGGAGTGATCACCTAAGCCGCCTCCGGGCGGCTTCTTTTTGCCCCACAGCCGTTACGTTATAACATAACACACAACACGCTTGATGTGCGGAACGTTATAACATAACAATCCGGACCCATGGCGAAATCGACCTCACCAGGGACGCGGTATGGGAAGGGCACCGGTTGGGGTGGCCCTGCGAAAGGGCCCGGTAACGGGAAGCCCAGCTTTGTTGAGGATCAGTCACTCATGAGCCGCACCGGTCGTCAGAGGGTTGAGCCGGGCACCCTGACTTTCATCGAAGCGAAAGCGTTGGCCCGCGCGATGCAGGCCGAGGCGGTGCAGGACAACATCCTCCGCATTGCCTTGGAGGGCCGCACCGAGCGCGATCAGATCGCCGCCGGCACCGCGTTCATGAACCGCGTGATGGGCATGCCAGTCGCGGCCAACATCAACATGGATGGTGGCCCGATCAACGTCACCGTCCGGCGGTTCGGGGAGGATGACGATGCTCCGGCCGAGTGACGGATTCGTGCCGCTGCGGAACCTGACCGTTGAGCGGGACGGTCGGACCATGATCCTGCTGGACAACGACGGCCAGCGCCGTTTCGGGCGGTATGACTCACTGGTAGGCCAGTGGATGTCGACGATTGAGGAACGCCTCGTCCTCCGCCCGATCGCCGCGAGGGCCATGCCCCATGGCAATTGACATCGATCTTCCCGCCGGCGGCTGGCGTCCGCGCCAATACCAAATCCCGCTCTGGCGCTACATGGAACGCGGAGGCCGTGGCGGAAAGCGCGCGATCGCCATCTGGCACCGCCGGGCCGGCAAGGACGAATTGGCCCTGCATGCCGCCGCTTGTTCCGCGATGGAACGGCCCGCGACCTACTGGCACATGCTTCCCGAGGCTGCCCAGGCGCGCAAGGCGATCTGGCAGGCGGTCAACCCACATACCGGTGTCCGCCGCATCGACGAAGCGTTCCCGCACGCGCTGCGCGATACGACCCGAGAACAGGAAATGTTCATCCGGTTCAAGAATGGCGCGACCTGGCAGGTGGTGGGATCGGACAATTACAACTCGCTGGTGGGATCGCCGCCATGGGGTGTGGTGATGTCCGAATACGCGCTCGCGAACCCGGCCGCCTATGGCTACTTGTCCCCGATCCTCCGGGAAAACGGCGGCTGGTTTATGGCAATCACCACCCCGCGCGGGAAAAACCACGCGCACCGGATGCTGACCGCCTCCCGCACCAATCCGGCATGGTTCGCGCAGGTGCTGGCCGCGAATCAGACCGATGCGTTCACGCCGGAAGCGCTGGCTGAGGAACACAAGGACTACCTCGCCAACTTCGGCGCCGACATGGGCGAGGCGCTTTATCAGCAGGAATACTTCTGTTCGTTCGACGCTGCGATCATGGGTGCGTTCTGGGGTGCGGAGTTGGCCGAGGCGGAGCGTGATGGCCGGATCGGCGTTGTGCCGGTTGAGCCGTCGCTACCGGTCCACACGGCGTGGGATCTCGGTGTTGGCGATGCGACTGCGATTTGGTTCTGGCAGGCAGTTGGGCGCGAAATCCATGTCGTGGACTACTACGCCGCGCACTCGCAGGGCATCGAACACTATGCGGCGGTGATCCGGGAGAAGGGCTACATCCCCGGCACCGATTGGGTTCCACACGACGCGAAGGTGCGCGAGCTTGGCTCGGGTCGGTCCCGGGTTGAGACGATGATCCGGGCCGGGCTGCGCCCTCGGCTTGTCCCGGATCATCGGTTGGAGGATGGGGTCAACGCCGCGCGCCAGACATTGGCCCGGTGTTGGTTCGATCTTGGAACATGCGCGGACGGCATCGAGGCGCTGAAGGCCTATCGCCGCAAGTGGGACGAGAAACTACGTCGGTTCGATGATGCGCCGTTGCACGATTGGGCATCCGATCCAGCCGATGCGTTCCGCTATCTGTCGATGGCGTGGCGGGAAGTCGCGCCGCAAATCCAGACTGCCGCCGATCGCCCGCTCATGGTCGGGCCGGGCAACCGCGTGACGTTCGACGACGTGTTCAAGCAGCACCGGAAACCACATAGCCGCTGGGCGGCATAGGAGCGACATGCCAACCTCGTTCACCTTCACGCCGAACGCCGCCGGCACGGCCATTGCAGTGTTCGACAACACCGGGACGATCAAGGCGACGATGGCAGGCGTCGGGAACCTCTGCCGCGTGCTGAACAGCGGAACCACCACGGCGTTCGTGACCATCGAGACCACCGGCACCGTGACGGCCAGCAAGACGACGTCCATGCCGATCGGCAGTGGCGCGCCGGCCGAGGTGTTTACCATCCCGTCGACCGGCACTGTCTACGCCACGGGCATCACGAACGCCGGCACCGCCTCCGTCGCCTTCACGCGCGGATCAGGCGCATGAGCGAAATCGAATATCCTTCGATTGGAACGGGTGCGATCGCACTCACGCCGAACGCCGTGCGGAATTTCGGGTTCAGGTCCAACCAATACACATGGTTGCGGAACATGAACCCGAACGAACTGGTCATGAACGGCACGCGAGGCGGGACGGAGTTCATCAGCCTCGATATCCCGGATGACTTCTTCGCTGTGCGCGTTGGTTTCATGAATACCACGGCATCAACGTTCGACGTGACCTTGGTCAAAGCGATTGCCAGCGCTGGCACGGACTATGTGCAGCCGGTGGACAGCACGGGCGCGGCGCGGGCGGACGCGGACTGGTCAACCCTAACCAGCGTCAATGCCGGGTTGGATGTCCCGGAGATCGTCACTGTTGCTGGCGCCTCGACCGCGCATACCGTCCTCGCCAACGCCACGAATGCCAGCACGGGCCTGACGGACGATATCGCCTACACCTGGACGGATTGGGTGGCATGCAAAAGTCAGCCCGCGCTGCCGATCACTGGCATGCGCCGGCTCATGATCCGCGCGCTGATCCCGTCCAGCCAGACGGTGGTCTACAACATTCAGACCAACGACGACTGGTGGGCTAATTCCGCGCTGAACTACGGCTACGACCAGTGGCGTGGGGGCGTTCGGAACAACACGGATTACGTGACCACGCCCTCAAGTGCGTCAGCGCAGACGACGTCGACCCTGGAGACGGCGCCGGTCACGGGCATGATGTGCGCGGTGATCCAGGTGCTGACCAAGCGCCCGGCCGTGATCGGCATGTCGTGCGGCGACAGCACCTATGCCAACCCGGCCTGGGGGATGTCTGTCCTGGCGGCGGTGCAGGCCGGCCAAGCCACGGTCGGCACTGTCCCGCAAGGGTTCGTGTCGTGCGCGGTGGGTGGCACCTATAACGCGCAGTTCTTCCCCCGCCTCGCGGCGTTGCTGCCCCTTGTGCGCCCGTCATGGGTGGTCCTTCCGGGCTGGACCACGAATGACTTCAACGTCGCGGGCCTGTCCTATGCGGCATCCGAGGCAACGTTCAACGCCCGACTGGCGCGCGTCGCCGCCTTGGCGCGGGAGAATGGTGCGGTCCCGATCTTCACGACGCCATGGGGATATGACACAGCGTCAACCATCCCCTCCATGCTGGCCATGTGGCAGTCCATGCGGGCGCGGGCGCTCACGATGGCCAATGGCGGAGAGCTGGTGGCGGATCAGTTCCAGGAGGTCGGGAACGTCCTGACGGCGCGCTACTACGACGGCATGTCCAGTGACGGGCTGCACCCGACTAAGCCCGCGAACCAGCGCGGCGCGCGCGTGCTCATGCCGCAGATCAAGCGAGTGACTGGTCTGTGAGCGTCACCGTCCAACGCGTCGACGATATCAAGGAATACGGGTCCGGCACGGATGGCGTAGAGGCAAGGTGGCGCGCGGAATTCGCGTCACAATCGGCGATTTTCACGCCCTGGTATAACAGTTGCCGCCGCATCGAGCGGCGGTATCGTGAAAAAGCGGACGTCCGCACCGACTACCCGGTGAAAACCGGATGGGCGCGGTTCAACGTATTGTGGTCCAACATCCAAACGTTGCAGCCCGCGCTCTATTCTCGGCCGCCCGTGCCGGTGGTAACGCGGCGGTTTCGGGATCGCGATCCCGTGGCGCGGGCTGCGGCGACGATCCTGCAACGGGCGCTGGTCTACACGATCGACGACGCGGCGCTGGACGAGCGCATCCGGATGTGCGTGCTGGACTACGCGTTGTATGCGCGTGGCACGCCCTGGATCATTTACGAGCCGACCTTCGACGGGGCCGGCAACTTCACGGGCGATCGGGTCGAGTGGGACTTCATCCATCGCGACGACTTCATGCATGGCCCCGGCAAGACGTGGCCAGAGGTATCATGGGTTCGTCGCACGGTGCGCATGACCCGCCGCGAAGGTATCAAGCGGTTTGGGCCGAAGTTCCGCGAAGTCGATCTGACATGGCGCCCATCCGAAATCAAGCGGACGGAGGAAGCCGAGGAAGAGGTGATCGCGCGGGCCGAGGTCGCCGAGGTTTGGTGCCGCCCGGAACGGTGCGTCTATCATTTTGGTGATCCGGACGGGAAGAATATCCTGTTGGAGAAATCCCCGCCGCCGCTGGATCTGAAAGACTTCTATCCGTGTCCGCAACCTTTGTATGGCACGATGACCAGCGGCACGATGGTTCCTGTTCCCGATTTCACGGAATATGAGGACCAAGCGCAGGAACTTGACGACCTGACGGGCCGGATCAGCGCGCTCACGTCCGCCATTCGGATGAACTTTGCCTATGACAACCGGTTCCCCGAGTTGGCTCGCATCTTTGATGAGGACATGGAGAACAATGGGATCGGGATTGAACAGTGGTCCGAGTTTGCCGCGAAGAACGGCATGGCTGGCGCGATGTCGTTTGTTCCCGTCGCGGAAATGGTCGGAACGCTGCAAGCTCTGATCGAAAGCCGGACACAGGTAAAATCCGACCTGTATGAAATCACCGGTATTGCGGATGTCATTCGGGGATCGTCTGCGCCAGAGGAAACTGCGACAGCGCAACGCATCAAGGGCCGCTATGCCACGATGCGGCTGTCCGATCGACAATTGGCCGTGGCGCGGTTCGTGCGTGACATGCTGC